CAGACTGATCCGCCGTATCCGGGGGCGTTCTTTCGCAAGTCAAAAACGCCCATCGTGATCGCACCGACGCCCGTGGGCGGTCGTGCAGGACGCCCGCCGGTTCGCACTGCTTTTGAACAGTCGCAGAGTCAGGTGGCGTTCATCCTGCAGCAGGAGCTGCGGATCAGCCTGGAGCGAGCACTGAGCACGCTCACGTTCCGCGGCGAAGGCACCCTCTCCGGAGTCTGACGATGCCTTTGAAATCACCAGAGGCTGCCGTTCGCAGCCGCCTCGTCGCGACAGCCGGTGTGACGGCCCTCATCGGCACCCGCATCTACCCCGTGATTGCACCGGCCACGGCTGCCCTGCCGTTCGTGACGTGGCGGCGGGTGGCGGTCGAGCGAGCACAGTCCCTCAAGGGACCGATCGGCACGCCGACAGTAAGCCTCTCGGTCGACATCTTCGCAGAGACCTACGAATCCGCGAGAGATATCGCAGACCAGTGCCGGCAGTCTCTGGATGGCTGGGGGGGCACATTGGAAAATGTGACTGTGGCGCGTGTGTCGCTCGACAACGAGAGCGACGGATTCGCCCAGTTGGCCGGCGGCGACCTCCCGCCGGTCTACACAGTGCAACAAATCTACGGCATCCTCTGGCAGGAGAGTTGACACATGGCGATCACGCCTCATGACGGTGCGGGTACAGTGTTCACGTTTGGCGGCACGGCCTTCACCGTCACGAACATCGTGTACAATCTGGCCGATCCGGCGACCGACAACACGATTGACGTGTCGCACCTCGGGCTCACCGCCGGCAACGCCGTCAAGACGATTGACCGCCCGCTGACCGGCAACGCCACCGACACGGGGCGGCAGGTCACGATCGACTATCTCGGCAAGGCTATCGTCGCAGACGCCTCCAGTGCCGCCATGTCGATCTCGCACGCCGGCGTGACGTTCCTGTCGAAGGACGCCACGGTCGTCAGTTCGTCGGTGACATTCGCGACGAACGACGTCATCAAGGGCCAGGCAGTCTTCAAGGTCGCACGCTGATCGTCGTGACGGAGGCATCCCGTCATGGCTGTCTATGCTGCCGGCGTTACCGTCACCTGGAACAGCGTTGCGTTCACCGAGGTCACTGACTTCAAAGTGACGCTCGGCGGCAATCTGCCGATCTCGCGTGAAGCTCCAGCCGGCAGTGCGTTCGCGCTTGACCTGGGCACTATAGAGATAGCGTGCCTCGGGACCGCGAACTGTAGCGTTGCCAACTACGGCAAGCGTGCCACGTTTCAAGTCTCGGGGCCGGGCGTCGTGTTCACTCACAAGGCTATCTTCGAGCGACTGGCCGTCGAGAAGAAGCTCAATGATGTGCAACGACACACGGTGACGCTGCGATTAGCACCCATCTAGGAGAAGAGCATGGCACTGACGGCAGAGCAGATTCTGGCGAGCGACGACCTGGGGTTGAAGAAGATTCACGTCAGGGAGTGGGGCGATGACGTTTATATCCGAGTGATGAGCGTCGGCGAGCGTGACTCCTACGAGCGGCTGTGGATGGGCAAGCGGGAGACCGGCGTCGAAAACTTCCGCACCGAGTACCTGTGCAGGGTGCTTTGCAACGAGAAGGGCGAGCTGCTCTTTACCCGCGAGCAGGTCGCCGCGCTCGCGAACAAGAGCGGGGCCGTCATGGGCAGGCTCTTCGACGAGGCGCTCCAACACAACAACATGACGGAGGCGGACGTCGAGCAGCTGGGGAAAACCTGAGTGTCTCGCCGACGCGGAGGTTTCTCTTCGCCTTGGCGGGGCACTTGAAGATGACGGTCGGCGAACTGTGCGTGCGGATGGACTCTCGCGAGTTGTCCGAGTGGATGGCTTACACGCGGTACTTCCAGGCGTTGCCCGATCCGTGGAGACAGACAGGGCTCGAGGTGAGTGCGATGCTGGCACCGTACTCCGCAAAAGGCAAGGCACCGAGTGCCGAGGACTTCAACCCGATTGAGCATCCGCCGCAGCACGAGGATCAGATGCTCGCACAGATACGAATGCTGCAGTCGGCGCTAGGAACTGGCTGATGGCGAATATTCTCGGACTCGCGCTCAAGGTTAGCGGCGACGCCAGCGGGCTGGCGAAGTCACTCACGCCTGTCGATCGTGCGCTCGACAACCTCGGCAAGCAGGCAGAGAAGGCGACGGCTGTGTTCCAGCCATTCGCCGACAAGACGGCGGCTGCGGGCAAGGCTCAGGAGGAGTTCGCGGCGAAGTTCGAAACGCTCGCAGGCCAGCTTCGCGAAAATGTCATCGCGCCTCAGGAGTACGCGGCTGCATTCGGGCAGTTGACCGAAGAGGCGAATGCTGCCGCAAAAGCATTTGAAGAGGGTCTTCGCATCACCGAGCAGGTGCGGACGGCCGAGGAGCGACGCGCAGACGAGCTAGAGAAGATTGAAAACCTTCTTGCGCAGGGGGCAATCTCTGAGGAGACGGCTGGGCGAGCTAGGGACAGAATCACCGGTGCGAGCGAGGCGGCGGCAGCTGCGGAGCAGGAGTTTGCCAGGGCTAAGGAGCAAGCGGCTCGCATAATTGAGGCAAACCTCTCATCTACCGAGCGAGCCCAAAAGCAATACGATGCCGCCGTCGCAGCAGCTCAAGAGCTTGAGCAGCGCGGCCTGCTCACGAAGGAACAATTGAACGCGGAGATCCAACGCCAGGCCGGGCTCTTCGCCAAGGCTGCTGTGGCCTCGGCACAGTACGGCGGCGAAGTGGACAAGGCCGGGGATTCCGGCCTCAAGTTCAACGAACTCTCCGGCATTCTCGGCCTGCTACCAGGGCAGATCGGCGGCGTCGCTTCGCGGCTCAGTGCGTTCGCCTCGGCGGGCGATGGCATCCAGAAGCTCTTTGCGGGTGGCGTGACGAACGCGATGACGAGCCTGGCCGGCTCACTGACGAGCCTCGCCAACCCGTTCACGCTGGCGGCTGCGGGAATCGCCGGGCTTGGCACGGCAGCATCGGCCGTGGTGTCTGGGCTGTCAAACCTTGACGACCGCGTTGAGAAGCTAGGGAACACAGCAGACAAGCTCGGCGTTTCGTTTGAGTTTATCCAGACGCTTGAAGAAGCAGCAAACCGCAGCGGCACAAGCATCGACGCGGTGAGTGCTGCGTTTGGTCGGCTCCAAAAGAGTGTTCTCGGCGTAGACGAGGAGAGCAAAGCAGCACAACAAGCACTGCAAGAAATCGGAGTGACGTCCGAGGAGTTGGCGGCACTGAATCCAGAGGAGCAATACCGGCTGATTGGCGAGCAGCTGCGGTCAATAGAAGACCCCGCCAAACGCACAGCGACAGCCGTGGCACTGTTCGGGAAAGCTGGATCGGAACTGATTCCTTTCTTCAACAACATCGCCGGTGCGGCGACTGACGTAGAGCGATTCAACGCTCGCCTGAGCAGTATCGACCGCGCAAGAATCGACGGGCTCGGCGCGTCTTTTGACGCGGTTCGCGTGTCGCTTTCTGGCGTTGGCAACGAACTACTCACTCCGTTCATCGGGATCACGCAAAGCCTGAGCGACGGTCTGGCTTCAGCGATTGCGACGTTCGGCAGAAACATCGGTGCGCTCCTCGACATGTTCTCGCCGCTCACCAGTGCTGTCGGTTTGGCGGGCAATGTGTTCCTTCAGTTTGGATCGACGCTTGGCAATCTGATCGGCACTGTGCTAGAGCCTTTCGCTGCCACCGGCCGAATCATGAGTTCCGCCATTGACCTCATTAGCCAGGCAGTGACCGGAATTGCCGGCCGCGTGAACGATGCCATCATTGGCTTTCGCGAGTTCTTCAAGTTTGAAGGAGTCGCCGCCCAGTTTTCGCAGGCATTCAATGCCATCGGCGAGTCTTTTTCCCGCATAGGCGTGATCGTTGTTCGGTTTGCGGAAGTCGCCGGGGAAGCAATCGGCCGAGTGGCAACAGTCATCGGCAGTGGAGTATCGCAGTTTCTCGAGTTCACAGGGCTTGGCACCGTACTGTCGGCGTTTGCTGACGGAGTCGTGGCTGCGTTTGGCGGATTGTGGGATGGCATCAAGCTCGTTGTGGGCCAAGTTGGCGGGTTCATCGAGCAGGTGCTTCAGTTTGCTGAAGATTGGCTGGGCATCGTCCCAGAGATTGAGCGGCCCGTACAAGCCACTGTTGAAGTCAACGGTGGCGGAGCTATTGAGGAACTACTCGCGACAAGCAAAGACTTCAGGAAAACGCTTGACGACATCACTGGCAGTGTCGGGAAAGCCATCGACGAATCGTCGAAGTTCGGCCAGGCTGGTTTCGACGCAGCCTTCCGCTACCAAGAGTCAATCGACACTTTGAAGGAGAAGCTCGACGCCGGCCTCTTCAATGAAGAGACATTCCGCCGCGAGGCCGAGAAGGCTGGCGAGGCGTTCAAGGCCGAGCTGAATCGAATCGAAGAAGACGCAAGGCTTGACATTCAGATCTCTGAGGAGACACAGAAGGCGCTCGACGAACTGCAGCAGAAGATCAACAAGGTGGCAGACGAGTCGACGAAGTTCGGCCAAGCGGGATTTGATGCTGCCGCTCAGTTTCAGCAGAAGCTGCGTGACCTTGGGCAGCAGTTTGAAGACGGTCGCATCAACGCCACAACGCTTGCGGATGAAACAGCAAAGGCGACTGCGGAATACGACAAGCAGATCGAAGGCTTCAAGAAGATCGAGGAGTTGCAGCAGTCAATCGTCAAGGCTGACCAAGACCGCGTCAACGCACTGCTTGCGCAAAACAACACGACCACAGAGCTAGAGAAGAATCAGGCTGCAGTGCAGCGAGAGCAGTTGCGGCTTGAAGAAGAAATTCGCAAGCAACGCGAGGCCGGAAACGCAATAGCCGCAGACGCTGCCGCATCGCGGCTCGCCCAGCTCGACCAAGAGTCCACCAAGCTCGCCGACCTCAAGCAGGCTGCCGACCAAGGCTTCGGCGACGGCTTTGGCAAAGCATTTGAGGCAACGTCCAAGAGCATTGAAGACATCATCGACAAAACTAAGAGTTTTGGCGTTGCAGGGCAGATTGCCGCCAGCGATCTCCGGGCAGGAATTGAGGCTGCCCAAGCAAAGGCCCGAGACGGCTTCCTCGGCAAAGAGGCATACGACAAAGAAGTTGCCCGCCAGCAAGAGATTTTTGAACAGCGTGCAGCTGGTGCCCAGCGTGTCGAAGAGTTCCTGCGTGGCCAGCTCGACGAGCGGCAGCGTGCGGAGCTTGATTTCGCGGCGCAGGTGGAGGAGCGAAAGCGGCAGGCTGCACTCAACATCCAGGCGTTGCAGGACCGGATCGCGGCGGAGCAGCAGGCCGTCGAAGTGGCTCGCAATGACGGCAACCTCAAGGCTGCGAAGGAGGGAGCCGACAGGCTCAAGCAGCTTCGGCAGGCAGAGAAGATCGAGAAAAACATCGCCGCGGGCCGGATAAGCTCGCAGCAGCAGGCCGCCGGCGGCAATCAGCAGTTCGGTGCGGCGATTGCCCAGCAGCAGAGGGCCGCACAGACACAGCAGCGGATGCTGGCGTCAGCGAACGACGCTATCGCGGCGACTGCGAGAGCCGGTGCAGAGCTTGCCCGCCGAGCGGAGCTTGCCCGTCCCGTGCAGGGGCCGGTGGCGACTGCCGACATTCGCACTGCCGAGGGTGCGAAGCTCGTCCTCGGGCTCGGCGCTCAGGCTCAAGACCCGCAGCTGATCGAGGCGAGGCTGCAGACGAAGCAGCTGCAGGGCATCCGCACCGCGATCACCAACGCGACGGCTAACTACATGAACACGCCAGCGGAGATTTTCTGATGGCAGTCGCATCCTACCGCGAGCTGGGCCGCACGATCGAAGGCGCAATTGGCGAGTCGACCGTGGCAAAGCGACGGTTCGTTGTCATCCTTGACGACAACGCCACGGTCTCGCCCACGGCGAACCTGGATGTCGTCAACGCCGTCGGCGGCGGACTGTGGGGCGTCGCCCACCCGGAGTTTTCATTTCTGAAGCTCCGCAAAATCGTGATGAACGAGACGTTCGGGGAGAATCCGTACCACGTCGAGGTCATCCTTGAGTACGCGGTGCTGACGACGAATCAGGCACTCGGGCCGCTTGACAGAATCCCAGAGTGGAAATTTGAGGTCGTGTCGGGCGAGCAGATTCCGGCGCTTTCCTACTACGACGGGACGGACAGGCGACCGCTCACGAACAGTGCAAACGATTATTTTGAAGGGCTGACCGTCGAGGAGTCTCTGACGCGAGCGACGATCACGCGGAATTTTGCCTCTCGCCCCGATGCAATCATCGCATCGTTCGGCTACGTGAATTCGGACTCGTTTGTTGGCACGAATCCGTATCAGTGCAAGCACGAAGGAAGCACGATCGAGCGTATTGAAGAACTGTGGGGTAACGCCATCGTCCCGTACTGGAAGGCGGAGTCGCAGGTGCTGTTCCGCCCGACAGGCTGGAACCTCCAGCTGCCTGACGTGGGGTTCAATTTCCTCTCGGGCAACCAGAAGCGTCGTGCGATGGTGTTCGATTTTGAAAATGGCGAATGGATTCCCAGCGCCAACCCCGTCGGGCTCAACGGCAGCGGCGCACAGACGGGCAGCTATCCGGCGATTCTGGAGCGGCGAGTGCTGCCAGAGGCGAGCTTTACCGGCCTTTTCGGCTCGCCGCCGGGCTGAATAGCGTCTGCAAGAATCGTACCCGCAAGGCGTAAAACAGAATCATGGCAGACACGACATACGAGCAGTTGCCGGCCGAGCTTGATCTCGCGTTCGTCAAGGGTGACGAATTCGGGATGGTCATCTCGATGGACGGCACGGACTTGACCGGCCACACCTACGACAGCCGCATCTACGCACTCACGAGCGTCGCTGCTGGCGGCGGGCTCGGAGCCGGCGTGACTGTTGCCGCGGGTGGCACCGTTGTGGCGTTCACCGTCACGCCGGTCAATCTCACCGCCGGCCAGGTCAACGTCTCGCTCTCGGAGGTGCAGACGGACCAGCTGGCGGCGACGGGCGTGTACCGCTGGTGGTTCAAGACGATCACGCCCGGCAACGTGACGCGGACCTATCTGGCAGGTGACGTGAGCGTGAGGGTTCCCTGATGCCGATCAACGTCTCGATTCTTGGCGAGACGGGCGTCAGTGTGTCCGTCAGCGGCAACACGGGTATCTCCGTGGTCGCCAGCGGCGGCATCGGACCCGCTGGATTCCTGACCGTGCCGGGCACGGCGACGAATGCGTTCGGCACGTTCCAGCTGGTGCCCGGACCTGGCATCACTGTCAGCACGACGAGCGGTCAGTTCACGATCGCCAGCTACGACACGGCGGCCGTCGCGGGATTCTCGCCGGTGCAGTCCGTGGCCGGGAGAGTCGGGGCGATCGTCCTGCAGGCGAGCGACGTCACGGCTGGCACGTTCGCAATTGCTCGCATCCCGACGATCTCGTACACGGCTCTGAGCAGCGTTCCGACGACGTTTGCCCCGTCGGCCCACACGCACAGTACGACGGACGTAGTTGCATTCACGGCGGCGGCGTCTGCCGCAGCACCCGTGCAATCGGTGCAGTCGAGGACGGGTGCCGTCGTCCTCACGCGGGTCGATCTCACCGCCGCCGCGGAAGTGCATACGCACTCGACCAGCGACATCGTCGGGCTCACGGCGTCGTTCTCCCAGGCGGGCCACACGCACGCGGCCGGCGACATCCAGAGCGGGACGCTCGACATCGCCCGCATCCCGACCATCGGGTACACCGCCCTGTCTGGGGTGCCGTCGTCGTTCTCCCCCTCGGCACATACGCACAGCACGGCGGACGTCGTAGCGTTCACTGCGGCGGCATCGGCAGCAGCCCCTGTGCAATCCGTGGCGGGCCGCACGGGGGCGATCAGCCTGGCCTCGGCTGACGTCTCGGGTCTGGCGGACGTGGCCACCAGCGGCTCCTACACGAGCCTAGGCAACGTGCCGCTGACGTTCGCCCCCTCCACGCACACACACTCCACCAGCGACATCTCCGGGTATGCCGGGCTGCCGCCACAGGCAGGCTACGCTGGGCCGCTGGTCACGGACGGCACGAATGCGACGTGGACGAGCCGGTATTCGATTGTGAATCCTGTGCTCGTGCAGGGCGCGGGCATGGCGTTCACCCGTGACACGTCCGCCGGCTCGATCACGATTGCATTCGCTGGTGGCACGTCTGGCCTGGCGGTTGGCTCGGCGACGCCGCAGCCGCTCGGCACGGCAGCGGCCGGTTCGTCCGCGAACGCCAGCCGCGAGGATCACGTTCACACGCTTCCGACGGTCGGGGACATCACTGCCGCTGCCGCGGTTCACACCCATGCCGCCGCCGACATCACGAGCGGGACGCTCGACGTCGCTCGGATGCCGAGCCACGTGAGCACCCTCAACGGGCTCACGGGAACGCTGACTATTGCAGCGGGCAGTAATGTGACGGTGAGCACCGCCGGCTCGACGATCACTATTGCGTCGGGTGGTGGAAGCGGTGGCTCTGCCGCCCCGGCTGCACGTTCTTTGCATTTTGTTTTTCGCACGTGAGGTGAAGGATGGCTGCTCCGAATGTTGCCGGTACCGCGACCGAGGTCTACCTGCGGACAGTGACGCTGCCCATCGGCACCGCCACGGGGTCGAGCGCCACGCTGGTGCTGGCCAACGGGTCCGCCAGTTCCGCCGTCCTCGAGATCAACTCGCTTACCGTCAATAACGTCGACGGAGTGAACTCTGCCGACGTGAGCGTGCTGCGATTCGTCGGCACGAACTCCACGCAGCTGTATACGACGATCTCGGTGCCGGCCGACGCCTCGCTCCGCGTGGTCGACGGCACGGCGAAGCTGGTGCTGCCCGAGGATCACACGATTCGCGTCTTCGCGAATGCTACCGGCGACCTGACGGTCGATGTGGCCTACGTCGAGTACAAGTGACGCCGTAGGTGACGCATGGAGCGGATCTCATTCACACGGCCTGCCGCGGCGAGGATCGCTCGCGTTGTTAGGGTCGTTGAGAATGCCCGGCCTGGTGGGCAGCCGCTAGAGACGCAGCGGCAGGACACGCTCGCAAAAGCGCGGGTATTTCGCGTCGCCACCTACACGGGTGCGTGGGCTATCGGTTCGGCGAAGACTGTCACGTTCAAGAATCGAACGTCGACTCCGAATACCGTCAGTGCGACGAATCTGTTCTTCCCCGTCACGTCGACTGCGGCAGGGAACAGAGACTGCGCCGTCGCGAAGGATGGGACGGCGTGGTATCTCATCGACGTAAGGCTGTCGACTGCTACTGCCATATTCGTGACAAAGACGTCAGAGAAGACGTTTGTCACGTCAACTGTTTCCGGGATAGCAGTGAGCGGCGTGGAGAGCAAGCAGTACGTCTCAGGGATTGCCAGCCAGCAAGTCGTCTCCGACATCGCCATCTCTGCAACGCTCAACTCAAGCAACTGCACAATCACGGTCAGCAAGCAGTTGACTATGACATCTGTTTCCGTGTGCTCAGGCGTGAGCGCAGGCTTGTTTGTTACCGCTACGCAGACTGCTGCATTTGCGTCTGGAATAACGACAGGCGTATTTGCTGAAGCAACTGCGACTGCTTCTTATCTGACAATTCAATAGCCCCGCAACGTGACGGTGTGCAATGGCGTGTCCGTGCTGCTATCAGCCCTGCTGCCGAAACGGCTACCCGACGATCACGTTCACAATATCTGGCGGGACTGTAGGGATTCCTTGGTGCGGCGCTTACGGTGCTCAGTCCGACTGCTCGCCGATGAATGGCTCTTACGTGTTCTCTGGAGAAGATATTGCTTTGGGCACAGTGGGTTCTATGACCAGAGAATTTACAATCATGCCAGGCTGCCCAGATGATCCCCAGGGAAGGTGGACATTTCAGTACCCGATTGTGGCTACGTGGCGATTCCAAATGTCATGCAACGGCCGTGGTAATTTATTGAATGGAGTCATTGGGGATGGAATGACGGTCATTGCGGAAATGAACACTCGCGCTATTTGGCAAATAGTCTGGCAAGACTTGCAGGTAGACCCAGAGGATGGGTGTTACATTAGCGGCAGTTACGGGCCTTCGCCGCCAACTACATTTTTTCACGTTCCCGGCTACTGGGGAGATCAGTGCGGCGGCCCCCCCGGCGTTTCTCAGGGCACTTACGGCCCCACAACCGTTCGCCTGGCTGCAAATATCTCGCGATGAGCTCAAGTCAAAACTGCTTGTTTGGCATCGCATCCACAGAGGGCGAGTGGGCTGTCGTTGTCTGCTCACGCTGCGGCATGAAGGCCAAGGTTCCCGTCGATAATGCAAAAAATGGCATGGTCTATTCGACCTGCAAAAACCCTTCCGGGGAGCCAGCAGCGCCGCCCATCGGCTACGGCCCCGGCACCGAGTTGAAAAAGTTGCTGGCAGCTGTCGGCATTACGGCCTCGCCCACCTGCTCGTGCAACGCTCGCGCTGCATTCATGGACGCGAGGGAGGCCGGCGAGCCAGGTTGGTGCGAGGCCAACGTGGACGAGATTGTCGGCTGGCTGCGTGAGGAGGCCACTAAGCGCGGCCTGCCGTTCCTCGACGCCGCCGGGCGGCTGCTCGTGCGACGGGCGATAGCCAACGCCCGCCGTCGCGCTTGACGCGCCTGTCACGCTGTAGGCGTCACAGGAGCGACGCCCATGCCACGGCCAAGGAAGCAGCCGAAGCCCAAGCCTGACGCCGTCATCCTGCCCCCGGAGCTTGACGACGATGACGAAGAAGGCGGCAGTGTCATCCCCGACGATGACGGCTGGATCACGCTCAAGCAGGGCAGCCGAGATTCTGGCGCTGGCACAGGCGTCGAGCCTGACGAATTGGCTCGCCGCGCTCCCGCCAAGCGAAAAAGAACTCCTCGTCGAGATTCGTGACGGCTGGCGTGCGACGCGGAATGTGACCGGAGTGTCGGCCGCATCGTTGGCGAAGACGTTGATCGCCCAGATGCCAGAGACAAGATTCCCGGCGATGAAAGGGCTCGCGGAATGGCTAAATCACAGCGGCGAGCAGTAGAGATCCTGGCGGCTGCGTCCGCTGGTTCCTCGCCGAAGCCAGCACCGGATGCCGAGCAAGTCACGCAGCGGCGTGATGGCGACATGCTCGAGGCACGGTCCACGAGCCGGCGCATCAAGACGGTCGAGGATCTGCTGCGACACATCGAGGCAGACCTTGAACGCTACGAGGTCGCCGCCAGTGAGGCAACGAAATGGGAGTGTGCGACTGCTGGAGATGACGGCGAGCCGATCGTCACGGAACTGCATCGCGTGTTCGTGCGGCTCAAGCCGCGTGGCGGCCCGACGACGAAAGAGATCGTCGAGGCGATGATTGCTGGTGCGTCGGGCGGCATTCGCCGGCCCTTGACCAAAGCTGTCAAAGCGCCGAAGCGGGATGGTCTGTGGCAAGTCCTGCCGGTGAGCGACACGCACCTCGGAAACTACGCCTGGAGCCAGACGACCGGAGCGGGCGATTGGGATCTCTCTATTGCCGAGCGGGTCATCGGCCAGGCCGCCGGCGAGTTGCTCGCGGTGGGGGACACGCACAAGCCGGCCCGCAGGACGATTGCGTTCCTCGGCGACCTCTTCCACTACGACCGAGCCGAGCGTGCCGAGACATCGAGCGGCACTCCGCTAGAGCGAGACGGGCGGCTGCAGAAGATGATCCAGGTTGGTGCGGACGTTTTGCTTGGCATCGTTGAGCGATCCGCCGAAACCTGCCCGACGG